GGATTCCGAATCTGATCCTCCTTGATGCTTTCAAGGATAAGTGGGAGTTCCCAGAGTTAAAGCAGGTTGCCAGAGAAACCTATATGGAATGGCAGCCGGATATGATGATTGTGGAAGCCAAAGCGGCTGGTGCGCCTCTGATTTTTGAGTTACGCGCCATGGGCATCCCAGTTCAAGAGTTTACGCCGTCGCGTGGGCAAGACAAGATCGCCCGTGCAAATGCGGTCACAGATTTATTTGCCTCTGGCTCTGTATGGGCTCCATACGCTGGTTGGGCAGATGATGTTATCGAAGAGTGCGCTGCTTTCCCCGCAGGTGAGCATGACGACTACGTAGATACAGTTACACAAGCCCTGCTTCGTTTTAGGCAGGGCGGTTTCGTTCAAATTCACACCGATGAGCAAGACGAGGCACCTCGGTATACTAGGAAAGTGGAGTATTATTAATGGCCATCGAGCGCAACTCACCTCTTCCCGAGGGCATCTCTGTTGAGGCAGAGGGTGAAGATATCATGACCCCAGAAAACGTCATCTCATTCCCGACAGAAGATGGCGGCGTGGTTGTAGATTTTGTCGGTGAAGATGAGGAAAATGAAACAGGCCCAGAAGAAGATATTGATTTCGGGGAAAATCTCGCGGAATCAATTGACGAAATTGATCTTGATATGTTGGCTTCCGAGCTTATTGCTGACTATCGGTCTGATCGCCAGTCTCGTAGCGATTGGGCAAAGGCTTATGTAAAAGGCCTTGATCTTTTAGGCTTTAAATCAGAAGACCGCACAACTCCATGGCCCGGTGCATCAGGTGTTTACCATCCGCTTCTTACTGAGGCGGTTGTTCGTTTCCAAGCCCAGACAATCATGGAAGTGTATCCGGCTTCGGGCCCCGTTCGGACAAAGGTGATTGGCAAAATCACTAACGAAAAAATGAAACAGGCACAGCGTGTCGAACAGGAAATGAACTACCTGATCACACAGCGTATGACTGAGTATCGTCCTGAGCTTGAGCAAATGCTTTTCATGCTCCCTATTGCTGGTTCTGCCTTTAAGAAAACATACTTCGATCTAATTAAAAATCGCCCCGTATCTCTTTACGTCCCGGCAGAAGACTTTGTGGCACCATATGGCGCCTCTGATTTGGAAAGCTGCCCCCGCTATACGCACGTAATGAAGAAGTATGAGAATGAGCTTCGGAAGCTCATGTACAGCGGCTTCTATCGTGATATTGATTTGCCGGAACCCGGTTCTCCACGCCGCACAGATATTCAAGACAAATACAACGACCTTGATGGCGATCAACCTTCTTGGGAGCAGGATGATCGTTATTCCGTTCTTGAAATGCATGTTGAGCTTGATCTCAAAGGATTCGAGGATCCAAGCGGCATTGCGCTTCCATATGTTGTTACAATTGAGGAGGATTCTCAGAAAATCCTCTCGATTCGTCGTAACTACGATGAGGATGATCCCAACAAGGAAAAGCGTATGCACTTCGTGCATTTCCGCTATCTCCCGGGCATGGGTTTCTACGGCATTGGTCTTATCCACCTCATTGGTGGCATTGCTAAGTCAACCACCTCCATCCTTCGTCAGCTCATTGACGCTGGTACACTTTCCAACCTCCCAGCTGGTTTGAAAGCCCGTGGACTACGTATTAAGGGCGACTCTTCCCCTCTTATGCCGGGTGAGTTCCGAGATGTAGATGTGGCATCTGGCGCCATCCGTGATTCGATCACCTTCTTACCCTACAAAGAGCCATCAGCTGTTCTCCATCAGCTAATGCAGGATTTGATTGAGGAAGGCCGTCGTATCGGTTCTGTTGCCGATGCCTCCGTTGGGGAAATGAATCCTAACGCACCAGTTGGCACCACACTAGCTATTATTGAGCGCACACTGAAGGTTATGAGTGCTGTTCAAGCCCGTGTCCACGCCTCCCTCGGCAAGGAATTCAAGCTCATTGCGGACATCATCCGCGAATATATGGGCCCCGAATACGAATACGAACTTGATGGTGACTACAATCGTCAAGAAGACTTCGATGAGCGCATCGACGTTATCCCCGTATCCGATCCAAACGCCACCACAATGGCTCAGCGCGTCCTACAGTACCAATCCGCGCTTCAGATGTCACAAAATGCCCCGGAGCTGTATAACCTGCCTCTGCTGCATCGTGAGACGCTTCAGGTGCTTGGTATTAAGAACGCTGACGAGATCGTTGAGCTTCCAGACGACATGAGGCCAACCGATCCCGTTACTGAAAATATGAACATGCTCACAGACAAGCCTGTTAAGGCATTTGCTGAGCAAGATCATGAGGCGCATCTCCAAGTTCACATGGCCTTTGCTCAGGATCCCCGTATCCGTCAGCAAGTTGGCCAAATGCAAAGTGCCCCAGCAAAGATGGCTGCCATGGAAGCTCATATCGCAGAACATATGGCGTTCCTATATCGTCGGAAGATCGAAGAGCAAATTGGCGTCCCGCTACCGGGCGAAGACGAAAAACTCCCGTCCGATGTGGAATCCAACATCGCACGTATGGCTGCATCTGGAGCCCAGAAGTTGTTGCAGCAAGGTATGGCTGACGCACAACAACAAAAGGCGCAACAGCAAATGCAGGATCCGTTGATCCAAATGCAACAGCAAGAGCTTCGCATTAAGGAGCAGGAAACACAGATTAAGGCTATGAAGGCACAGGTTGACGCGATGATGAAGGCGGAGCGCCTACGTCTTGATCAACAGAAATTTGAGGCTGGTGTTGCCTTGGATGCGGCTAAGATCGTGTCTCAAGAGCGGCAGGGCGACGAAGACAGGCGGGTACAGGAAACTGAAAAGATGGTTGATTTCATTGAGAAATTAAATCAGCCACAGCAACAAGGCCCCGTAAATGAATGAGTTTGAATTACTGAGGAAGCAAATAAGAACGGAGATGAACGATCTTGCAGACGCTATGGCAGTCGGCGCCGCCGAAGACTACCCAGCTTACCGTCACATGGTGGGTAAGATTGAGGGTTTGGCAACTGCTGAAAGGATTGTACTCGACCTTGAGGAAAGGTTACTCAAGGCTGACGAATAGGTGATTTGCGGCTTTGCACCACCATGGTGTATTATTGTGGTGTAAATACGGATTGGTGCAAATATTCGCCATCCGCACTGGCAAACGGCACGGATACCGACAATTATCCGCTTGAGGTACAATGGATACCAACAAATCTGCTACTCAGCTTCCTGAGCCGAAAGGCTACCGGATTCTGATCGCTCTTCCCGAGGTGGAAGAAAAAACCGCTGGTGGGATTATCCGACCAGACGAGCTACGAGAAAAAGAGGGCGTGGCCTGTATTGTGGGTTTCGTTCTCAAAATGGGCGCAGACTGCTATGCAGACGAGTCCCGTTTCCCAAATGGCGCCTACTGCAAGGAAGGCGACTGGGTCATTTTCCGAGCCTATTCAGGCACCCGGATCAAGATCCACGGCAAAGAGTTTCGTCTCATTAACGACGATACTGTTGAAGCTGTGGTTGACGATCCACGTGGATATGAAAGGGTCTGATCATGACTGGAGAAGCAGAAGATCAAGTTCTGGAAACACCTGAGGTTGAATCTGATAATGATTCTGAACTTCAGATTGAAGTAGAGGACGATACGCCTGAGGAAGATCGAGGTCGCCCCCGCCGCAAAGAAGGCGAGGAACCGCAAATCCCAGAGGACGATGAAATCGCGTCGTACTCAGAAGGTGTACAAAAACGAATTAAGCGCCTTAAGTTCGAATATCACGAAGAACGTAGGGCCAAAGAGGACTATCAACGTCAGCTTGACCAAGCGGCCATGCTTACGAAGAAGCTACTTGACGACAAGAAGAGGATGCAGGAAGCCCTCAGTAGAGGCGAAGAAATCCTCCTCGAAAGCACTAAGGGTAAAATCGACACCCAGATTGACTTGGTCAAGAAGGCTTACAAAGAGGCTTATGAAGCTGGTGACTCTGATGCTGTGATCTCTTTCCAAGAGCAGCTCACAGATCTAAGGCTCCAGAAGGCTAATGCAGAATCCTACCGTCCAGTGTATAATAGGGAAGAGGTTCCGCAAGAGCAATACCAACCAGTTACCCCACCCCCAGCCGATCCAA